CAGTCAGTATGGATACCAGATGTCTCAGAGACCGGCACCCTCCGTCAGACGCACTATTTCCAATGCTCCTCCAGTTAGGACTTGGGCTCCTAATCCCAATCCTGGCCGATACGATTCCGGAACTATAGAAGTTGGGCCCGGTCTTGGTTCGCATTTTCCGGGGTCGTACGACGAGTCCGATTATGCGGGCCGTAGGGGGGGCTTTCTTGGTGGCGGTCTTTCCGGTGGTCAGGAAATGGAATTGATGCAGAATGGCTATACGGACATCGGCGATATACGTTACGTCCTAGATCGCACTACGGGTCAGGTGACGCAGACGCCGCGTCCCGGCTCAGACTACTGGCGAGACGATCTAGGATATGAAGGCTACGGAGGTCAACCTCCGATAAGCCTGATGGACGCAGTGGGTGGACCGGGTAGGCCACCAAGGAGATAACAATGCCATATCATACGATGCAACCCACCCGCGCACAACCCGCCCGCGCACCGGTACCGGGCTATATAGATCCGCCGACTTGGGACCGATATAGGTCTCCGGACATTCAGATGATGAACACTGTGGGTGGCTCCGGGCAGATGGACCCGGCCCTCATAGAGCAACTTATGGAGGTGATGCGGCGCAGTCGGATGGGGGGACAGAGATCGCCGGGTGCAGTCCAAAGTCAGATGATGAATACGATGGGGAGGGGACCAGCAGTCGAAAGTCAGATGATGAATACGATGGGAAGGGCACCGGGTAATCGACCCGTCGCACGTCAGATAGGGGGTCGTCCATCCGGTGTAGACCCGGCAGCACTCATGGAGATGATGCGAGGCACTATGGGGGGGAACCCTCTTAACCAGGTGCGCCAAAGACGAGTAGATACCATAGAGGAAGAGCGACGTGGAAGGGAAGCGCAAGCTGCACGGTACGCTCCGGGGACTGCTGCAACGTATAATCGCGATCCTCGATATGGGAATGTTCCAGGCGACATTACCGCTCAGATGCTGGCGATGCACCAGGGTAATTTTGGTAGAGGCACTATGGGTGGAATGAGGAAACCAGCACCACCCCCTCCGACGTTTAGACGCTGATGATCGAACCGGCCCTTGAGCCCCGCGTTCAAGATACGGTGGCGCGAAACATGATCAACCACGGGCAGTACTTCTTGGTCTCCTTCCACCGTGGGGACGAGCCCGTAGTGGTCTTCAGAGGGATGGACGAGAAGAGATTCACCATCGTGCAGCACGAGCTCAAGACTGCTCGACAACCTGTCACCTAACCCAGGAGGTGCATTGTGCCAGAGGGAAACAAAATGTATGGCTCGAAGACGCCCCGCAAGGCGTCCAAGGTCAACAAAGGCGGCACTAAGGGGACCAAGGCGAAGAATACCGCCGCCCCCAAGCGCAAGATGTACTAGTAGCACCGCAACACCCGTAGAGTAAAATCGAAGTTATCTCGTCCGGTGTAGAGGACCGGGTCGGGGGGAGTGCCTCTACCATTCCCCCTCGGTCTCCTACACCGGACGTTTTTGTGTTCTGAGGACTACAATGTCTGAAGTACAACCCGATGTAAGTCACGCGGAGGACTCATCTGCCTCTGCATCGGACGGATACGGGGACTCGTCCTCCCTCCAAGCGGACAACGGATCGGTAACGCCCACTGACGCGTCAGAGCAGTCCGAACAAGGACCGATTCCGTACGACCGCTTCCGCGAGGTGAACTCGCAGAAGAATGAGGCCCAGGAAAATTTGGGCAAAGTGCAAGAGGCTTTTCGACAACGGGAAGCGCAGTGGCAGCAGTTTGCTCAAGGGGTCCAGCAACAACAGCAAATAACTCAACAGCAGACCCAGGAACCAACCAGTACCGAACCGGACGGAGAAGAGCTCTACATCAAGCAGATGTTGGGTGACGACGAGACCGGCTCGAAAGTCTACGAGATGCTTGACCGGCACTTTAACCATAAGATCGGCAAGCAGGGCGTAGCGTCCAAAGACGAGATCATGGGCGAAGTTCGAGACTACGTGAACAAACAGACGGGCTCTATCCAGAGCACGTTTCACGTATCCAACCAAGTCCAAGATATGGTAGGCAAAGGGATGATCGGCCCAGAGGACGCGGAACGGATCACGGGTAAGGTAGCATCGGCCCTGCAATCCCAACCGCAGTGGGCGGAGAACCCGGCCAACATGGACTTGCTGATGTCCAAGATCGTCATGGACGAGATCAAGGCGGGACAGGTGAAACCGTACTCACAGCGGCGCACGATGGGGAGTAACACCCCCGTCGCACCGGGTCAGAACGGTAACTCCAACCAGGCACGGGAAGCAGAGCAGGGGAATTTGCGTAGTGCTGCTAGCCGCTTCCGATCATTGCGCGGGTTAGTCGAGAAAAACGATATGAAGACGCTCGAACGATTGGGGCGCAACACGGCCGGTGACGCTACCGGCCAAGACCTCAACGCAATGATTAAGGAGCAGAGCTAATGGTAGAAATGCAACTGGAACCACCGCAAGAGTCGTCGGTGAAGGCGCGAGCCAACGCCGCGAACGAAGCGAAAGAAAAGTCGAAGGCGACCAACGATAGTGCCGATATCGAACGTGCCTTGGATTGGGCTATTGCTCAGTCTGAGGACGGTCATACCTGCCCTATCTGCGGGCACCGTCACATCCTCGAAGGCAAGACCCAACCGGGCAAGCTACGCGATCATATGGGCAGGGTACACCTGTTCCGGACGATAGCCGGGTTTGAGCGGGGGTCACTGGATGAGACTCCAACGGAGTTGGAGAAGGTGGACAAGATCATCGAAGCTACCGGCGAACTGGAAGTGGTCGATGATGACGATGCGTTCGATGCGCTCTACGTCCCGGCCGTGATCAAAGAACGAGCGACCCGCGATGGGGGGGGCGTCCGATGGGTGGCCCCGCGCAACGTGGATCGCAACAAGGACGTGGGATGGGAAATCGTCAAGCGGGAAGAGGGTGAAAGCATACCCAACCTGAACAACAGCAGTGAGGATGACGTGGTCCGCACCAATGAGATGGTGCTGATGCGGCAACCCCCACAGTTGAAGCAACGGATGGAGGCGATGCAAGCCCGCAAGACGGACAACCAAACCGCGTCCCGCAAAGAGGACTTTGATCGCAAGTTGGAATCACACGCCCGTAAAGTCTACGACACGGCCGTGCGTCATGGTGCGGATGCCACCCAGGCGAGGAACCTCGCCAGAGCGGCAGAGCGGGGGCTGAGTACCGGGTCTATTAATGTACGCGAAGGAAATAAATCGTAATGGCAATCATGGAACCTAATGGTCCCCTGCTCCAGGTGCACCAGTTTCGCAACGATGGTGGTGCAGCCGTCTTTCGGGGTGACCTTGTAGAAATGGATGACGATGGCAAGATATCGGCGGCAGAAGCGGGCGACACGCAGTTGTATGGCGTGGCTTTGACCTACGTCGCTGCGTCTACGACGACTAACGTGCCCGTCGCGTGTGATCCCGATCAGTGGTTCGAGGGTGATCAAGATGGCTCGGAAGCAGTCGCCAACATCGGTATCAACACCGATCATGCCGTGGGCAGTGGTGGTTCGACAACCACCGGCAACTCGACCCACGTTATCGACACGTCGGAGATCGCTACATCAACCCTGGGATTACGCATAATTGACTATATACGTAAACCGGGTACTGACGATCCTGGTGATCCTACTATTTTTATCATCAACGAACACGCGTTCAAAACCACGACAGGCGTCTAGGAGTAACTAACAATGCCAGCTATTAGCGTAACCGGTAATTTTAGTAATCTTACCACTCTGCGCGGCATAGACATGGTTATCCACCACGCCTATGACCAGCGCGACAAGATAGGACGCGGACTCTTCAACGTCCGCGAATCGAGTCAGTACCAGGAACACACGCAGACTGTCGGCGGGGTCGGCCTCTTGCAGACCAAGCTGGAGGGACAGTCGATCAACTACTCTTCGATGACGGAAGGGCACAAGGGTACGTTTACGCACGTAGACTATGCTCTTGGTATGCGGGCCACCCGTGAAATGATGCGGGATGAACTCTACGGGGTGATGGAGGATATGGCGATTGAACTAGCCTACTCCGCCAATGCCACGGAAGAGACCATCCTGGCAAACCATTTCAACAACGGGTTCGATTCTGATTACACCGGCCCGGATGGCATCGAATTGTTTTCTGCCGTTCACGTTCGTGAAGATGGCGGCACCTACCGCAACGAGCCTTCTTCACACGCGGACCTTTCCAAGACCTCCCTGGAGACGGGCCTCACCGATTTTCGCAAGAACTTCGTTGATGGCGCGGGCAAGAAACTGGCGATCCGGCCTAAGTACCTCTTGGTACCTCCGGACCTTCAGTTCACGGCGGCTCGTCTGCTCGACTCCACTGGCAACCCGACGGTCAACTACGGCGGTTCCGGCGATTCGGAATCGGCGGTCAA